ACAACGAATTAATGAAGAAGGCAACACAGGTAAGGGAACACTATAAAAGATTGGATTACCAATACCAAGAAGGTTTAATCCCACAAGATTTCTATTTACTAGAATTGGATGTCATCCGTGATTACTTACAAGATATATGTTACCAAATGGAAAAAATACATCAACAATTACAGGAGGAACAAAATGACAGATAAAGAATTCTATACACAGTTGGATGAAATTATTGTAGAGTTATTGCCAGGAGTTGCAAATATTGTATTACAGGATTATGGCAAGCTAAATGACGTATGTATAGAAATAAGTAGAAGAAAAAGAATTAGTCTGGAGGAAGAATAATGGGTGAAGTAGCAGATATGATGTTAGATGGTACACTGTGTGAACAATGTGGTACATTCATTGGTGAACCAGTTGGTTATCCAAGACTATGTGAAGATTGTCAATGTACCGACGATGATTATGACTTCAGCGAGTATATGAGAATACTAGGTGTTTGCGCGGATGAAATAATAAAAAATGGAACACCAGAACAGAAACAAAAACTAATAAAAAGATTATACGCTAAATTAGATAAATTAAAGAAAGGATTACACTAATGGGTAACAGAGCAGTAATAACAAACAAAGCAAAGGAAATAGGTGTTTACTTACATTGGAACGGTGGACACGATAGTGTTCAAGCATTCCTAAAGTATTGTGAATTAGCAAAATTTAGAAGTCCGGATACACAAAATTACGGATGGGCAAGGTTATGCCAAGTAATAGCAAACTTCATGGGTCCGGATGGGTTAAGTGTAGGAATTGACAAACTAGAAAATTTACCAGACGCACAATATTTGGATAATGGTATTTACATTATAGAAGGTTGGAAAATTGTAGGTCGGGAAGGTTATGACGATGAAGAACAAGACGTCCACAGTTTACCCGAAATGTTAATAGCAATAGATGAATGCCAACCAGCTAACCAACAACTATTTGGACAAATGATTATTGACGATGTTAAAAAGTTATTGGAACAAAATTAATATAAGGGTTCTTTGGCAATCAGGCGCCTCGTTATTCCCTAACCAATATAACGAAATACGGCAAGAGATGTATTTGGTAGTTAGAACTCTATAAAAAACAAACTGCCATTTTAAAGAAAGGAGAAACAATGTATTTAACAATAGGATTAAACGCAGAAAAAACAAAAGAATTAGAAGACTATATTAAAGCAGTATTACCAGAAATAATTAATGAGAATATTTTCGCGGATGTAAATAAACTAAAACAATTAATCAATGAATGTGTAAGAGGTCAATTAAAAGCAGCAATTAATGACTTAATGCAGGGTAAAGAATTTAGAGATTATTTAAGAGACGAAATAATGGTACAAATAGGTATGAAACAAAGACATATACAACAAAAAGGAAAGGTGGAGATAAATGACTAAAGAAATGATATACAAACCACAAATGCACGAAGCAGAGGTATTAGAAAGTAATACATATAATGGATTTAATTATACAGTAGTTAGTTATGGAACACACCCTTGCTGTTATGTAGAAATACCAGAAACACACCCACTCTTTAAAAAACATTATGATTATCATTGTTGCCAGAAAATAGACTGTCACGGTGGTGTAACCTTTACAGATTTTAAGGATTTCGGGGATGGGGAAAAATGGTATATTGGATGGGATTATGCCCATTGTAATGATTACGCTGGATACTATCAAGCCATTGGTCATACTGGTGGGTATCTTAAAAAATGGACAACAGAAGAATTAATACAAGAATGTAAAGATGTAATTGACCAATTAAGCACTATTTAAGGAGGGGTAAGAATGAAAATCATTTTAATAATTTCACTATTGCTAAACATAATACTAGCGGCTGTTATAGCTGATTCGGAGAAGGAACGTTGCGAGGACTGTGGAGGTTGTCCACATTGTGATAACGATGGCGACTCTTGTGATTTAGATATGTTAGGTTACTAGAAAGCAGGTAAACAATGACACCAGAAGAAATGAAATCACTTTATAAACTAGACAGGAAATTACAGCAGTACAAAAAAGCTATTGAAGCAATTGAGGTTATTTGTGTTGAACAAAATTTAAAGTTTGATACAACAGCTTGTGAAGTATTGGATGTTATAGAGAAATTATTTGAGGATATTAACAATGACAGATAAACAGATAATATTTGACGATGTAGATGTGAAAGATTGTATAGCCTATGCAAAATCACAAACAGTTTACCTTGGTAATACTGCTTATAAACAAATGGAAAAAGTTTGTATGGTAAAGAACCAACCTTGTAAATTCTTCGATTGTCAGTTTAAACAAATGGCAAGGGAACTTAAAGCCAAAGAGCAAGAATGCGAGAGGTTGAAAGAAACTTTCAAATTTGTCTTAGATGAAACAATAAAAGAACATAGGTTATATGAATCAAAACTTGAAAGGATAATATATGAGCAATTGTGATAAACAGATAATAATAGATGGTGTAGATGTGAGTAGGTGTATATACTATAAGGCTACTGGTAAATACAATACTTGCGGTTATGATTGTGAGCTAACACATAACTGCTACTACAAAAACTGGCAACGCAAAGAGCAAGAATGCGAGGAGTTGAAGAAAGAGTGTGCGTGGGTAAAGGAGAGTTGCACTTTAAATGAAGGAATTAATTATGATATTTGGTACAACCAAAAATTAGAACTCGACCAATTAGAAGTAGAAAGGGATTTCTTAAGTAACCAAAGTAAAACCCTAATAGATGCACTTCTATATATAAAAGAATTGGCGGAACAAAAATTGGAATGGTGTAAGGACAACAAGAAAAATTGTACAAATTGTGAATACACTTGTAAGGAAAATATGATACTAGAAAAAATCAATGAGGTGATACCGGAATGAAAAACTACTCCCAGATAAATAATATGGAAGTTTTTCCACGCCCGGATTTTACACCCCGATTTTCGTACTACCAGATTTAACTGGTACGGGATTTACAATTACATAATTTAGAAAACCCACTGGTTCGCGGGAAACAAAAAGAAGAGGTAACAAAACAAACGTGTTACCTCTTTAAATTTGGATAACACCAACCAATTTTTCTTAAACCATCGGTGGTATTATACCGACCCCAAACCCAATGAATGCCGGAGTTTTAACCTTATAAGTGGGACAAATACAGAGAAGTTAAAACATTATAAAAAACAAATAAATAAAAAGGGAAAATTAAATAACGCAGTCAGAAAATGCTTATCCCATTAACAAAACTAACAAGGAAAAATGCTTATGCTTTTACAACACAAAATGCTTATCCATAAATGCTTATGCCTTTTTGCTTATCGTAAAAGTGCTTATCCATTATTCACAGTCCGGGATTAGGATATTCGTTACATATTTAGAGATATTCTGCCTTCTGCGGCAAAAAGAAAAAGAAAATAAATTCCTTAATCTTTTAGAACAAATCCAAATATATATTTTTATTACTGGTTACACCATAACAAAAATTTTAGAGTATTACAACCCCATAACTTAATAGAGTTTACAGAGTATCCAAATAAAGCAATTTCGTTAAGTTTTGTAACAAAAACGTTTAACACTTGTAATACTCCTTTTAATTTGGTATTATACAATTAAGGTTAAACAAGTTACACAGAACAGGAGACAGAGTTATGTTAAAAGAATTTATGAACGCATTATTAGTTGTGGCATTATTTTTCTTAATGGGTTGGATGGTTTTAGATTGTGCCAAACAAGAAGAAGATTTAGTTAAAAAGCATTGTTCCGGATTAACTGGTTATGAGTACGGGCAATGTCAAGCAAGTATATATTAGACACTTTACTCCGGGATTAATCCCACTCCCGGATTTCCCATTACGGGATTTAGACACTACTCCTCATTCTTACCCCAACACTATTCTTAACTAGGTGATTACTTCTCTCAATTACCTAGTTTTTTATTATATTATAAATTAAAGAAACCCAATTTAGTCCAGGTTATACGTTTAAAAATCCGCGCGGAAAATAAAAACAAGTATAATAACATTATATTAACTATTCTTTAAATATAACCCACTACAACAACCCCAAAACACTTTCCAATAAAATTTGGATAAAAAATAACTTGTAAAACTAAACTTAATTAGAATACAAGTTATCCAAAATGCTTATGCTTATCTACTTTTGCTTATGCTTTTATGGTTTACTGCTTATGCTTATGCCGTATTGCTTATCGTGTTTGCTTATCCCTTATTTAGCCAGAACTTGCCCTGCGCGGGAACAAAGAAAAGAAAATATAAAAAGGATTTTAAAATAAACATAGAAAAATAGGGTACATCATTAAAGACATACCCTATATAATAACTTAACTACTTTGTAGCTACTGGTGGTATCACTTGTGAAATAATATTGTCAATTATTTCTTGTACTTCAGTTAAGTTAGCATTCTTGAAATATACCCTTTGTGAATACTTGTTAGGGTAAGTGTTTTGATTTAATATTTCTAAACCCTTAACACTTGCTTCGGGTAACTTAACACCTTGTAAACAAAGCTTAAGATTACCATTTCTTAATGGTACAAAATATAATTTTATTTTACCATTAAGTTGAACTGATTGTTCTGCTAACTGGTTGTATTTCTTAATAGTGTAACCATTGGTTTTCACAATGTTTAAGAAATAACCTTGTACCTTTGATTCAGTAGCTTGTACTTGTTTTGTGTTTTGTGTTTTGTTTTGTGCTTTTACCATATTGTGCCTCTTTCTTGGGCTTGTATGGTTAACTTGTTTTGTATAACTGTAACAAGTTATACAAGTTAACCAGTAGTAATAAAAACTTTGTTAACAAAACAAGTAATAATATGTAGTTTTTAATGTGCAATCGGTTAACTGTCTTAACCTATTATTATATTAACATAGTATAAAACATATTACAAGTGTTTTTGTTACAAATCGTTACAATATCATACAGATGGTGTAGTTTTTATATGTTTATTTTACTTAATAATTAAAGCAACCAAAAAGCAAAGCAAGTTAAGTAAAATAAGCAACCAGTGAAGCAAGTGAATGTGCAAGTGTGATGTGAAGCAACGGATTAAGCACAAAAGATTAAGCATATAACCTATTTTAGCAAAATCCAAAGCACTCGCAATCACTTTATATAACCAGATTTGCACGCTTGCTCACTTGCTTAACCTGCTTAACATTATTTAGCAACCCTTTACCAAAGCAACCTATCCAAATCCGTTAAAACCCTTGAAAACACTGGAACACAGACCCATCATCACCCTGCTACCCTTCTTACTCAAGGGATACAGCCCTGCCGCCCTAGGGCACTTGATTATTCCGAGAGAGGCGCGCTGCTACCACCACACACAAAATCTCTCGCCCCTAAAGCCTTCTTTCGAAATTTCTCTCGAGCCCATATAAGCCTTTCGGGTATCAACCCCTCAGTCCCCTAGTAAACTCGTCCCCATCACCCACCAGTCCCTCGTATTTCGCTATATGAATACCCAATCAGCCCTTTTATACCCTACCCGCTTAAAAGCCCTTAAAACACACTCTCCAGTTATCCATCTGTTATCCAAATACTGCACCACCTTTATCCAAATGTTCTCCAAGTGTTATCCAAAAATTCTCCAAATATTTCGGGTTTTTACCCAAAAACGCCCGTTTTTTATCCAGATTTGCTGGATTAAATGTGGTAATAGCAGTCCCGCGAGAGCGTATTTTCAAGGGTTTTGGCTGGTTTTTCGTATAGGCAAAACATCACCGTACTTGTATTTTTATAGAAACGTGTTATTATTATATTAAAATAGAAAGGAGACTGGGTATGTTAATCAAACCTGAGGATATTAATGGTTATAGAATTCCAGGTCTACCCGCCCTCAACGAGAGTCAAATTAATTTCTTTGTAGCAGTAATGAATGGAGAACCAGAAATGGAATCGTTACGCAAAGCGTATCCAAATGCTAAATCTGATTCTACTACATTCCTTACACAAATTAAAAAATCCAAATGGTACAATGCGTATAAAGATTATTACAGCGGTTTAATGGAACAACGTGTTCTAAATGAAAGTACTTGGAATTTGGAACTATCCATTCTGGAACGTAAACGTTTGTATCACCTTAACCTTTTAGAAGTTGAACGTCTTGCCGGCGCGCATCAGAAAGCTATTGAATACTATATGCGTAAACGACAAGAAGCAATGGATAATGAGGATGACAAAAAGGTAGAATACTACGAAGAAAAAATTATTAAAGAAACAAAAGCTAAGAATATGGCTATTGCATCTAACCAAGCGTGTCAAGACGCACTTGAAGGTTTGGATAAATTAATGGGATTACAAACAGTCAACGTACATCACACAAGTGGTGTTAAATTCGTAGACTCGGAGGATATGTGGGACGATGGTATTTCCGACAGCACAACCTAAAGAAGATAAAGAAGTAAATTTAAAAAAGATTGTTGGTGGCGGGTATGAGGATTTTTGGAAATTCAAAGGTCGTTATAGAGTAGTTAAGGGCGGTCGTGGCTCTAAAAAATCTTGTACAACTTCACTATGGTTTATTTCTAGTATGATGAGGTATTACCACAAATTTGGATTAAAACCTAATGTATTAGTTATCCGCCGATACTTCAACACACACCTCAACTCAACCTTCTCACAGTTAAAATGGGCAATTAAAAAACTGGGTGTCGAACACTTATGGAAAGTAAGTAAATCTCCCCTACAATTAACCTATACAGAAAGTGGACAAGTTATTTTGTTTCGCGGCCTCGATGAACCAGACAGTATTACATCTATTACAGTTGAAGAAGGTCATTTATGTTGGGTATGGATTGAGGAGGCTTTCCAATGTGCCAACGAAGAGGCATTTAACAAATTGGATATGTCTATCCGTGGTCAACTACCAGAACCATTATTTAAACAATTAACTCTAACATTTAACCCTTGGAGTGAAAATATTTGGATTAAACCACGTTTCTTTGACGTACAGGACGACCCTAATATTATGGCAATAACTAAGAATTACGACTGTAATGAATTCCTCGGCGAGGACGATATTGCCATATTTGACAAAATGAAAGAAACTAACCCAAGACGTTATAACATTGAGGGTTTAGGAAACTGGGGTATTGCACAAGGTTTAATCTACAATAACACTGTTGTAGAGGAATTTGATTGGAAACAACTTGCTGCGACTCGAAACAAATATGGTGTATTACAATATAGAGAATTGTATGGGCTGGACTTTGGTTACGCAAACGACCCTACTGCTTTCGTTGCTTGTTTGGTAAACCAAAAAGAAAAAACTATACATATATTCGATGAGTTATATTTGTATCAGGCAACAAACAATCAAATTAAATACCACATAACACAAAAAGGGTATGCTAAAAAATTAATCACTGCCGACAGTGAAGACCCTCGTACAATAAACGAGTTGAAATTGTTAGGGTTAAAAATGGAGCCAGCTATTAAGGGACAAAACAGTGTTATTCACGGTATCCAAAAAATTCAAGACTATAAGATTATAGTTCACCCAAGTTGCGTCAATACTATTATAGAATTGAATAACTATGTTTGGGATACGGATAAGAAAACAGGTAGAACAATAAACGTACCTATAGACGACTTCAACCATTTAATGGACAGTTTGAGGTATGCAACCCACAGAGTTCACAACCAAGGATTCAGTTGGTAGGTTATAATAAACAAATAAACCATAAATCTAATATAATAAATCAATTATGGAGAATTCGCTATGTTTTTAACAAATTACTTAACTGCACAAATGTTGGATATGAAAAGTCTTGTACAACGACTTGAAGAATTAGGTGAACCACAAAAAGAATTCATTCTTGGTAACATTAGAGACTTTAAATCCAGCGAAGAATACAAACAAATGATTAAGGCTCAAGACTATTACAAAGGTAAACACGATATTGAGGAGAAAAAACGTTACTATTACGACCGTAAAGGTGTTAAAAGGGAAGACGATAAATTAAGTAATAGCAAACTTATCCACCCATACTTCACAAAATTAGTAAACCAGAAAGTTAATTACCTTTTATCTAAAGAATTTTCTTTACAAGTGGACGAGGATAACGCACAGGCAATAAAATTTAGAGATTTGTGTGGTAAATATTTTAATAAATCTTTCTTGCGCAAACTTAAAAATATTGGGTTACATTCAATCGTAAATGGTATTTCTTGGGTTCAAGTTTATTACAATGAACAAGGTAAGTTATCTTTCAAACGCATACCTAGCCAAGAAGTTATTCCATTCTGGCACGATTCGGAACATACACAATTAGACGCACTTATTCGTTTTTATACAATTACAGAATACAAGAAAAGTAATGAAAAAATTGAAATTACAAAAGTTGAATACTACACTTTGGAAGGTGTTTGGTATTACGAAATTCGTGATGGTAAATTAGTTCTAGATAATTTCAAGGTTACACCTGAAACCCCAGCAAAAGGTCATTTCCAAATGAAAGAAGGGGATGAAGTTATTGAAATGAACTGGGACAGAATACCGTTTGTTGCGTTTAAGTACAACGAGCAGGAAATTTCCTTGTTACAATATGTTAAATCACTTATTGATGACTACGACAAACGAACAAGTGATACCAGTGATTTAATTGCGGACGTTCCAAATTCAATTCGTGTTATTCGTGGTTACGGTGGTGGCGACAAAGGTGAGTTCACTGAAAACCTTGCTACATACAGAAACGTATTCGTGGACGACCCTAATGGTGGCGTGGAACAATTAACTTCCGAGGCGGATACAAATTGCACAGAGGCACACTTAACACGTTTAAAAGAAGATATCTACGAAGTTGGTAATGGTGTAAACATTCAAAAAGATATTCTTAATGCCACATCTGGTGTGGCACTTAAAATTAGATATGCCGACTTGGATGCAGACTGTATGTCAATGGGCGCAAACTTTGCTGCGAGCTTGGAAGAACTTTGTTGGTTTATACAAGTTGATTTAGCAGGTGAAATGGAAGCGTTTGATTTAGACGATATTGAATTAGATATTATCTTTAACGCAGACGCAGTTATTAATGAAACAGACGTAGTTGCTAACTGTAAAAACTCTGTTGGTGTTATTAGTGATGAAACTATTATTGCTAACCACCCTTGGACAACTGATTTAGACCGTGAACTTAAACGAGTTAAAGAACAACGTAAAAAGGAATTGGAACAACTTGAAGGTATGAATGATGGTTTTGGCTCTGGTTCGGATTCAGACGGTTTACCACCACACGACACATCTAAGACTAATACTTGGGTTGAAAAATAATGGAAGTGAACAAACGAAACTCTAAATATTGGGAACGCCGTTTCGAGGACATATTAATTGCTAATGAAAAGTTAGCATTAGGTTACGAAAAACGTATGGCGGAAATATATGAACAAGTTAAATTGGATACCAATAGGGAACTTGAGGCATTTTACCAACGTTATTCCGACGAAACTGGTTTAGATATAGTAGAAACACGCAAAAGGTTGAACCCTAAACAATTAAAGAAATTTAAAACTCAACAACAAATTTATTTAGCAAAGGTTAAGGAGTTAATTGAACAGGGTGCGGACTTAGGTGAATACGAAGCAGTATTAAAGAAACTTTCCGGACGTGCCTATGTTTCTAGATTACAGGAAATACAAAACAACCTTAATACACAAATAATGATTTTAACTGGTCAGCAACAAGTGGCATTAAGTGGTGTATTAACACAAGCATATCTTCAAGGTTATTTACAAAGTACCTTTGCTTTACAACAAGGTTTAGGATTTGGAGTTTCTTTTACTGTACCACCTAATGACGATGTTGCTAAAATTTTAAAAACACCTTGGAATGGTAATAACTATTCCGATTCTGTTTGGACTAATAAACAAAAATTAACTAAATGGCTAGCCACAGATTTGCCAAGACATTTCGCGGCAGGTTCCGGTGTAGAAGAAATGAGTAGGGATTTAAGTGGAAAACTCAATACCAGTTACAACGACGCTGTTAGGTTAGTTCGTACAGAGGTGAATTATATTAGCAACCAATCCGCAATGGACGCTTATGAAAATGGTGGAGTTGTTGAAAAATACCAAATACTTGCTACATTGGATAATAGAACAAGTGAAATTTGTAGGGAAATGGATGGTAAGGTGTTTAATGTGAAAGACAGGGAAGTGGCTGTTAATATGCCACCGTTTCACGTTAGGTGTAGAACTACAACCATTCCTTACTTTGACGACGATGATTATGAAGGTCTTACTAGAATAGCTCGTGGGGCGGATGGTAAGACTTATTCTGTTCCGGCAACAATGACTTATAAGGAATGGGAAAAGAAATATGTAAAATTATAATAACAAAGAATGATGAAACAATTTTATTATTAAACTAACGGAGTATATCCGTTAAGAAAAGGAGAAAATCGTATGGACAAGAAAACATTACTAGAAATGGGGTTGACAGAAGAACAAGCAACCAAAATTCTACAAACGTTAAAAGAACAATATGTTGTTAAAGCAACGATTGACGAAAAAGACGTAGAAATCACCAACCTTAAGAAACAAGTTGAGGAACGTGATGACCAAATTAAGAGTTTGGAAAAGTTCGAAGGGGACAACGAACAGTTAAAGGCTAAATTAGACGAAATGAAAACTACTAACGATGCTAAAACAGAAGAATATAACAAAACTCTTTTGTTGGAAAGAAAGAAAAGTGCAATTCGTTTTGCTTTATTGGAAGACGAAGGTGGTAAACCACACGATGTTGCTATGGTGGCTGGTATGTTCAACTTGGACAACATTAACCTTAACGAAGATGGCACGATTGCCAATGGGTTTAAAGAACAAAATGAAAACCTACGAAAAGAAAAAGCGTTCTTGTTCAATACAACAAAACCAGGAACAAAGAAATTCGGTTCAACACCACCAGATGGACAGGACAAAAATCCACCAGTGGACACACCAGAATCATTCGGTGCTAGGTTGGCACAAACAAAATTACAACAATTAGGAATAAAAGTTGAAACTAAAGACTAATAGGAGGAAACATTCATGTCAATGAAAATCAAAACAGTAGGCTACGAAAGCCCAAAAAACATTCTTGCTATGCCTGACCACTATGTAGCTATTGCTAGAAAACTTGAAAAAGATTCAGCTTTGGCAGTTACTGAAGAAGGCAGAAAAATCGTTAAAGCTGGTACTATTTTCCCAGCAAACGATGCAACAGCAGTAGGTGTTATTCTTAACGACTATGACGTTACAGATGGCGACCAAATGGCAGCAGTTGTAATTCACGGTTTTGTATTAGAAGCAAAATTACCTGCAGCACCTGCTTCAGGAGTAAACTTACCACAAATTACTTTTGTGAAAGCACTTTAATTTATTAGGTAAATAGGAGAAAACAAAAATGAAAAGTATTTATGAAATTTTTGATTCTAAAGCAATTGCGGCATATTGGACAGATGTTAATGCTAATATGGGTGATGCTTACATTGGAACACAGTTCTTCCCAGTTGCTAAACAAACTGGTTTGGAACTAGCTTGGATTAAAGGTAAAAACAATTTACCAATCGCACTTCAACCAAGCGCATTCGACACTAAAGCTACTCTACGTGATAGAATTGGTGTTAAAGAACTTTCAACTGAAATGCCATTCTTCCGTGAAGCAATGCGTATCGGTGAAAAAGACCGTCAAAACATTGAAACTTTATTAGCAAAAGGTCAACAATTTGCGGAACCTACTATTGCACGTATTTTTGATGATATTCGTAACCTTGTTGAAGGTGGACGTGTTCAAGCAGAAAGAATGCGTATGCAATTATTAGCAGAAGGTAAAATTTCAATCCTTGCTACTGCGGAAACAGGTCGTGACGTTGCTTACGATTACGCATACGACGCAGATGGTTCATTTGCTGCTGACAACATTCAAACTTTAGCAGGTACTGACAAATGGACAGACTATGCTAACTCAAACCCAATCGAAGATTTGGAAGAAGCAAAAGCATATATGGCTGAGAAGTTTGGTGTTATTGTTAATAAAGTGTTATTAAACTCTAAAACATTAAAAGACTTGTTAGCTTCTGAATCTATTGCAAAAGCTATGAACCCAGTTGGTTATCAAAATGCTCGTGCATCTAAAACACAACGTAAAGCATTCGTTGAAGCAGAAACTGGTTTAACATTTATCGTTTATGATAAAATGTACAAAAACGAACAAGGTGTAGACGTTAAATTCTACCCAGATGGCGTTGTAACTTTACTTCCAGACTATGCTTTAGGCAACACTTGGTATGGTACAACTCCAGAAGAGTTCGACTTAATGTCTGGCACAGAAGCTTCAGTTTCTGTTGTAGATACAGGTATTGCAATTACAACTCTTAAAGAAGCACACCCAGTGAACGTTAAGACTGTTGTATCTGAAATTGTATTACCTTCATTCGAAAGAATGGCAGATATCTACATCATTAAGGTATAATATCGTTTTGCTATCAGTGGAGGGAATTAATTTTCCCTCCTTTTATTAAATTATGTAAAGGAGAAAAATCATGGCTAAATTTATTGTAAAAGGTAGAGTTAAATACAATGGTGTTTTATACGCTTCAGGTGCGGTTGTTGAAGTAGCTGACAAAGACGCAGCAGAATTCAAAAAACACGGATGGGAATTAGCAAACAAGGCTAAAAAAGAAGGGGAAGGTCAAGGACAAGGCGAAGGTCAAGGTCAAGGTAACAAAGAAAAACCACTAACAGTGGAATCTAAAAAAGACTTAATCATTGCCGAACTTGTTAAACGTGGTATTGAACACGACCCGGAAAAAACAAAAGCTGAATTGTTTGCTTTATTAGCATAATATAAAAGGAGTCGGAAAATTGGAAACAGTACAATTAATACAACATAAATTAGCAAAGTTTAATATACCTACGGAGGAACCAGACATTCTTATTATGCTGGAAGAGGTAGACCAGGCTATAAAAAACTATTGTCATATTGATTGTATTCCAGACGAATTGAAGTTTGTTCGAGTTGGTCTTGCCGTTGACTGTATTAGATATCAACACGCTAATAAACCAGTAGAGGGTGATGTTAAACTCGACACTTCTGCAACTTCCAAAGTCGGTCCTTTAACTTATTTGATTACTGGTGCTGTTACTTATGGGTTTGGAAATAATAAGACTAACAAGTTGGATATTTCCAATGCCCATATAGCAGACCTCGACTCTGTTGTTAGTGGTTATGTTAAACAACTTAACGCATTCAGGAGGGCTGTATGGTAATTAAATATGGACATTTAGGAGGTATTCTAACCGCCTTAATGTATAAAGATAGAATGAAGGCAGAACGCTGGGTGGAGGAGATTAATCCGGACGGGAGTACAGGCTCAAAGGTTCTTGACTCCTTTCTTATCGATGAGCCCTGTTTAGTCAATGAAACGACTAAAGACTCCCCGAAGGGTTTTACACATGATGTTCCTCTACAAAATACTTTGATGTCAGTATATTGTTCCCAAGATTGTGGAATCAGGGCTGGGGATATACTAACAATATCGGTAATGGGGGACGATGGTAATATACAAAAAACAATAGAGGCAGAAGCAACAAGACCATGCTTTATGCCAGACCATGCGGAAATAAGACTTTACGAGGTGAAAGTAAATCGTGAGTAATGGTGGAATGGATTACAGTGAATTTGAGAAACTTGTAAAAAACTTTAGAGGTATGGTTAAAGATTACCACCAGTTTCTAAATACATTTTTGCTTGGCGAAGGTA